TGTAGCTGAGTGTATTCTTAACGCAGCCATCTACGGTACTGGTATTGGTGAGATTGTACTAGAAGAAGTCACTGAACTAGCTCCTGCTACACGTCCTGCACTTGATGGTGCTATGCGAGCTATTGGTGTAACAGAGAAACAACGCTTTATTGCTAAGCTAGTGCCTGTACTACCACAGAACTTCTTGATTGACCCTGTTGCCACTAACATTGAAGAGGCTCTAGGCGTAGCAATTGACAAGTTTGTACCTAAACACATCGTTGAAGAAGGTATTGCATCAGGTATTTACTTCGATGTTGACCTAGAAAACTGCTCTCATAAGGATGAGATTGCGTTTGATAGCGAAGAAGAATCAGCTTACGATGACGATAAGGTACGTCTAACTACTTACTACGGTAAAGTTCCTGCTGACATCTACAATAAAGAGATGTACGGTGATTACGAAAGCGAAGATGACGCTGAAGACATGATGGAAGGAGCCTATGTAGAGGTTGTTGCCGTCATTGCTAACGAATCTGAGCTACTAAAAATCGAAGCTAACCCTTACATGATGGGTGATCGCCCTGTTGTCGCGTTTGCATGGGACAATGTACCGTCACGTTTCTGGGGTCGTGGTGTTTGTGAAAAGGGATACAACTCTCAGAAGGCTCTTGACACTGAACTACGTGCTCGTATTGACGCTCTTGCGCTAACTGTACACCCAATGATGGCAGTTGACGCATCTCGTCTTCCACGTGGTGCTAAAATGGAAGTGCGTCCCGGAAAAACACTGCTTACTAACGGTAATCCTGCAGAAATCTTGCAGCCGTTTAAGTTTGGCAACCTTGATCCTAACACTTTCAACCAGTCTGCTCAGCTACAAACTATGGTACAGCAGGCTACTGGTGCTATTGACACTGCAGGTATCCCGTCATTTGCAGGTTCAGAGGCCACAGCAGCAGGCATCAGCATGTCTCTTGGTGCAATCATTAAACGTCACAAGCGTACGTTGATTAACTTCCAAGATAGCTTCCTAATTCCGTTTGTATCTAAAGCTGCTTGGCGTTACATGCAGTTTAACCCTGAGTTGTACCCTGTTCAGGACTACAAATTCATCTCTTCGTCGTCACTTGGCATCATTGCTCGTGAATACGAAGTGACTCAGTTGGTTCAGTTGCTACAAACTATGTCTCAGGACAGCCCGCTATACCCTACGTTGGTTCAATCTATCATTGATAACATGAACCTATCTAACCGTGAAGAGTTGATTGCTAAGATTCAAGAAGCAGCACAGCCTAATCCGCAGATGCAGCAAGTTCAGATGCAACAGCAGCAACTTCTTATGCAGAAAGAGCAGGCAGCACTTGAATACCTACAGGCACAGACTGCAGAGATTCAAAGCCGTATTCAGCAGAACATGGTTGAGACTCAATTGCTACCGTTTGAAGCAGAGTCTGAGCGTATCCGCAGCATGTCTGTCGGTATGCGTGATGAAGACCCAACTCAAACAGACTTTGAGAACAAAACTAAGGTGGCTGAACTGGCTCTTAAAGAGAAAGACTTGGACATCAAAGCAGAAGCAATGCGTAACCAACTACGTATGGCTCAAATGAAAGGAAACAAATAATGGTAACGCAGAAAGACATACAGGATGTAGTCAAAGCACTAAACGAAGTGCTACGAGAAATCGATAAGCGTTTAACCAAGCTTGAGGAGGGTGCGAAAGCACCTGCCCCTCAGCGAGGTAGACCGAAAAAAGTTGAAGAAAAGACTTGACAAATGAATAAAAGTGTGCTATGGTGCACTTACTATTAACATAACACAGGGATAAAGTCAATGACTCCTGAACTAGAAAAGTATTACGAAACATACTTCGATTTATTCACGACCGATGGTTGGAAACAATTTATTGAAGATGTTCAAGAAAACGCTAAGTCATTTGATGTACGTAATGTACCAGATGAGAAGGCACTAAAGTTCGTTCAAGGTCAACTGCTGATCATGGACAAACTTCTTAACTGGGAAGCATCCGTAGAAGTTGCTTACAACCAAGTTAAGGAAGAAAGTGAAGAATAACCCTGAAGCATTGGGCACAGGACTCTTCTTAATTTTATCCACAATACTGTTATCAGTACGGAGTTTATAATGGCAGAACTACTTGATGATGATTATCAAGATGAAACCCTACCAGAGGGCGAAGAATACACATCCTTTGACGAACCTGAAGAGCAGGCAACCGAACCAGAGGAACAACCAGAAGTAGAACAAGACACTCAGGAAGAAGAAGATGATATGCCTGAGAAGTATAAGGGTAAGTCTCCTAAAGAGATTGTCCGTATGCACCAAGAAGCTGAAAAGCTACTGGGTCGTCAGAGTTCAGAGGTTGGTGAACTTCGTAAACTAGTAGATAACTTTATCTTATCTCAGACAGAAGCTGCAAAGCCCAAGGAAGAAGAAGACGATATTGACTTCTTTGAAGACCCGCAGAAAGCGATTGAAGCTGCAATCAACAAGCATCCTAAAGTACGTGAAGCAGAACAAGCATCTGCTGCAATGAAACAACAGGCTGCGATGGCAACTTTGAAAGCTAAGCATCCAGATTATCAAGAGGTTCTTGGTGATCCTGCTTTCTCTGAATGGGTACAGGCAAGCAAAATACGTATGGAGTTGTACAACCGTGCAGACCGTGGCTACGATGCTGATTCAGCAGATGAGCTACTATCAACATGGAAAGAACGCCAACGTGTCGTGAGCCAGACAAAAGAAATCGAAGAGAAAGAACTAAAACGTTCACGCAAAGCAGCATCTACGGGTGGTGGTAAAGGTGGCGGTGAAGGACGTTCTCGTAAAATATATCGTCGTGCTGACATTATCAACTTAATGCAAAACGACCCTGCTCGCTATTTGGAACTTGCTGATGAAATTACTGCAGCTTATTCCGAAGGTAGGGTTAAATAACATAACACTATTGAAGGTAAATTAAAATGGCTCTTGGCTCAAATCATGTAACTAATACAACTGCTGCTACTTTTATCCCAGAACTATGGTCTGACGAAATCGTAGCTGCGTACAAAAACTCGCTAGTAATGGCTAACGTAGTAAACAAAATGCCAATGAAAGGTAAGAAAGGTGATACTATTCACATTCCTAAGCCTACTCGTGGCACAGCTGCTGTTAAAGCTGCTCAGTCTCAAGTTACACTACAGGCTGAAATTGAATCAGAAGTTGTTGTTACTATCGACAAACACTACGAATACTCACGTCTAATCGAAGACATTACTGAAGTACAGGCTCAGGCTTCTCTTCGTAAGTTCTACACTGATGATGCAGGCTACGCTCTAGCTAAACAGGTTGATACTGACCTATTCGCTAAAGCACAGGCTTCTTTCGATCTTTACGAAGTTGACGGTAGCGGCAACCTAGCTGCTTACGTTGCTAACGGGGCTGCTAACGCATTTACTGATGCTGCTCTACGTGACGGTATTCAGCTTCTTGATGATGGCGATGTTCCTATGGACAACCGTGTCCTAGTTATCCCACCATCTGCTGTTAACACTATCCGTGGTATCGACCGTTACATGTCTTCTGACTTCGGTGGCGCAGGCGTTATCAAAGGTCAGATCGGTACTCTATACGGTATCCCAGTAGTTGTATCTACTAACTGTCCTGCTCTTGAATCAGGCGTTAACAAGCTAGGCGTATTGATGCACAAAGATGCAATCGTATTCGCTGAGCAAGTTGGTGTTCGTTCACAGACTCAGTACAAACAAGAATACCTATCAACTCTGTTCACTTCTGACACTCTTTACGGTGTAGAAACTCTACGTGCAGAGTCTGGTATCGGTATCGTTCTACCAGCATAATGCTGACTTGGGGGCTCGCAAGAGTCCCCTTTCTTTCCAATGGGCTTTGTCCCTTTAAAGTCCATCGCAAAGAATCACAGGAGTATATACATTGGCTATATATCGAGGTACTGGTACATCTGGTACAACATCTGACTCCGCTTCAGTAGAAGAAGTTTCTCAACTATCAGCAGACGCAGCACAATCAGCAACAGAAGCTGAATCATCAGCAACTCAGGCCGCTTCTTCAGCGGCTTCTGCGTCTTCATCTGCTACAAGCGCAACTAACTCAGCAACTGCTTCAGCAGCGTCAGCATCATCTGCATCTGACAGTGCTACAGAGGCAGCTTCGTCTGCAAGCGGAGCAGCTACATCAGAGACAAACGCAGCAGCAAGCGAGACAGCAGCAGCAGCTAGCGAAACAGCAGCAGGCTTGTCTGAAACTAATGCAACTGCTTCAGCTACGTCAGCAGCATTATCTGCTACGTCAGCATCTACCTCAGCTACACAAGCAGCTACGTCTGCTACAGCAGCTAATGCAGCTAAAGATGCAGCACTAGCAGCATTAGATAGTTTTGATGATCGTTACCTTGGTTCTAAGGCATCTGATCCTACGCTAGATAATGATGGCAATGCACTTCTGTCAGGTGCTCTATACTTCAATACAACAGATGATGTAATGAAGGTGTATGACGGGGCACAATGGCTTGCAGCATACGCTCAGCTGTCTGGTGCATTAATTGCTGCTAACAACCTT